AAAGAGCATCGCAAGACTCCAGAATTTCATCAAAGTGAAAAGAATCCCACCTATTTAAAATTGATCATGCTTGAGCAAGTGTTGACCAAGAAGATGCACGAAGACATCGCAGGCGGAGCCACTGTAGCTATGGGACAATCAACTGACGGTGCGCCACTTGGCGTAAATCAAGCTGCTGCCAATCAGCAAAAGGCATTGCAAGCCGCAAACATAAAGGCATCTCAAGAGGCCAAACGAGAGCAGATTAAACTATTACAACAACAAATTGCTGATATACAAAAGTCCTTGAACAATCCTACCATGATGGCTGCGATGGAAAATCGCAAGCACAATCGTTTATATCGTCGTTTACAAGAAAGTGAAATCCAGCAGGCACAGGTAGTATTGGCTGCCCAGGACATGGTTGACCGTGTTCAAAAGATGTTGGAAGATGTGACCAGCATGCAGTTCAAAGATTTGCCAGCATTGTGTGATCAAGTCAAAAATGAAGTTGGTGTCGAACAGTCTGTGCAATTCAACGCTGATGCCAATGCGGCATTGGGCGGCCTGGTACAGAATCTACAAGCCAGTAAACTTCAGTTAGAACAAGCTCTTGGTGTAGTAACTGGCCAAAGCAGTGGTGTTCCTCCAGCCATGGATGCATTAGGTGGCGCAGGACTACCAGACGATGGTCAAATCCCAGGTCCAGAAGCCGGATTACCAGCTGATGATCTTGAAGCCGATCTTGACATTGATGCCAATTTGGAAACACCCCCAGCAGCGTTGGGGCGTGGTCGCAGATAATGCGTTTCCGTGAAATTTGTGAGTCTGTTGATCCTAGCGCACAAAAATTATTAGCCCTGAGTCAATTTTTATCTGGCCGGGCCGATGATGAAAATGCTCGAAAAGAAATCAGCACCGAAGCATTCATGCAAGCGGCAAACAGTCTTGGCATCGAAGTGAATCCACAAAACTTGCCTGAATATATTGCCCAAGACCCGCTCAAAGATATACTTGAACCGTTTGATCCAAACGGTGGCGTGATCAGATTCCGTGGCAACACTGAAGGTGATACAGGTATGCCAGTTGATCAAGCTAGAGCTATTGTAGATAAAAACGCCAAAGCAGCTCTAAACCGCCGTACTTGAACCAAAATAGTTGTAAATAATCAAGTAACGTGTTACAATAAACAAAGGAGTACAAAATGGCATATTCAGATAAAGTATTAGATCACTACGAAAATCCTCGCAATGTGGGCAAGTTTGACGCCAGCGATTTGAACATTGGCACCGGCATGGTTGGTGCTCCTGCTTGCGGTGATGTAATGAAACTTCAGATCAAAGTTGAAGATGGGATCATCACAGATGCAAAGTTTAAAACGTATGGTTGTGGTTCGGCGATCGCATCGAGTTCGCTTGTCACCGAGTGGGTTAAAGGCAAAACTCTGGATGAAGCGGGTACGATCAAGAACAGTCAAATTGCCCAGGAACTTGCACTACCACCTGTCAAGATCCATTGTAGCATTCTTGCGGAAGATGCCATAAAGGCTGCCATAGCAGATTATAGAGAAAAGCATTGATCCACGTCACGCCCAAAGCCGCCAGCAAAATTGCTACCAGTCTTGATCGTAGAGGTCACGGCATTGGTATAAGACTTGGAGTAAGAACTACTGGTTGCTCAGGCTTGGCCTATGTGCTGGAATATGTAGATGGTACAGCAGAATCTGATCTAGTATTTGAATCAGATGGTTTTAAAATTGTAGTAGATCCCAAAGACTTTCCTATCCTGGATGAACTGCTAGTAGACTATGTTCGTGCAGGCCTAAACGAAGGCTTTGAATTTGTCAACCCTCAAGAAAAAGATCGTTGCGGTTGCGGCGAATCATTTAGAATATAAAACGTGTTTAATCCAAAATTTGATTACAAACCCATACCTAGGGAAACCATAGACGGCCGTAGGCTCTATGCCACACCGGATGGTCGCAAGTTACCCAGCGTGACTACAATCTTGGAAGCCACCAAGCCTGAAGAAAAAAAGCAGGCTCTGCAGAACTGGCGTAACCGAGTGGGACATGCACAGGCACAGGCCATCACTACAGAAGCTGCCAATCGCGGAACCAGGATGCACAAGTATCTTGAAGACTACACTAAGACCGGGCAGATTGCCGAAGCTGGCAGTAACCCGTACAGTAAACAAAGCCATATCATGGCGCAGACCGTGATTGATCATGGTTTATGTAACGTCACAGAGTTTTGGGGGTATGAAGTTCCTTTATACTTTCCTGGAATCTATGCAGGAACCACAGACGCTGCCGGTGTGCATCTCAATGAACAAAGCATTTTAGACTACAAGCAGACCAACAAACCCAAACGACGTGACTGGATCGACGATTATTTCCTACAGTTGTGTGCTTATGCCGAAGCACACAATGAAGTGCATGGGACCGCAATCAAAAAAGGTGTAGTTTTGATGTGCGTCAAACCTGAAATGGACGACTCTGGCAACATTGTTGGACAGCCTGAATATCAAGAATTTGTGATATCCGGTGCAGAATTTGAACAGTATCGCCAACAATGGTGGCAACGTGTAGAGCAATATTATCTGCTAAATACACTATAGACACAAAGGACAACAAATGGCTATTGTACAGATCAGTCAGATCACCAATCGTAAAGGGCTACAATCAAATCTACCGCAACTGGCCGGTGCAGAACTGGGCTGGAGCACAGACACACGTCAATTATTCATCGGTAACGGTAGCCTACAAGAAGGCGCACCTGTTATTGGCAACACTGAAATACTCACTGAATATTCAAACATATCAGCATTGTTTTCCTCAACACAAAGCCAATTCAGCCAAGGCAGTTACACACGTTTAATTGGTCTGACAGAGACTTTGCCCAACAATACAGCGACTACTGCTGTTTTTACATTTGATACCATCATATCGCCAACTTTTGGGTTTGATTATTCCATAGTACGAGAACAGACCTATCGTGCTGGCACATGGCGAGTGATCAGTACCGGATCTGGATCGTTGACCACAGCCGACGACGGCATTCAAAATGCCAGCACTGGAGTTACAATAAGTGTAACCCAGAGTTTGTCTATTGTGACCGTGAGCTTTGCTACGACCAATACTGGCTTTGATGCCACATTCAATTACTCAATCTATTATCTAGCCTGATGTGGGCCAAGACCTTTGCTGGCCGGCTCGAAAGCTGGTACAGCATGCGACAACAGTGTCATAATTTATCAGCGGAATCTGCATTAGAACTTGTCAATTCATGGTGGTGCACGACTCCTTGGCAACCCTATTACCTACACTGGGATGATCTAGCGACATGGCCAGATCCCTGGCAACTTTTGAACGACAATGTCTATTGTGATCTTGCAAGAGCACTGGGAATCCTGTATACTATAAGTTTGCTGGACCGTGCGGATTTGACGGATGCAGCCTTGGTTTTGACCCAGGACGGACATAATTTAGTCGTGGTCGACAAATCAAAATATATACTTAATTGGAGCCCTGATACCGTTGTAAATACCAGCCAAGCAATAAAAATCCGTAGGCAGTTGTCGCAGAGCCAAATAAAACAGCAGTACAATTAGAAAACAAAGGTAGGAATGACCCAAATTACAGTAGTCAAAAGAAGTGGCCAAAGAGAGTCACTGGATCTAGAAAAATGGCAGGCACAGATAGCTAAAGTTTGCAGCGGTATCGCCGATGTCAGTCAGAGCATGATTGAAATCAAGAGTCAGTTGCATTTTTACGATGGTATCACCACAAAAGAAATTGACGGCATCACATTGAGATCTATTGTGGATCTGATCGATGTGGAAACCAACCCTGAAGTGGGACACACCAACTATCAGTACGTGGCTGGCAAGCAGAGACTCAGCATGTTGAGGAAAGACGTTTATGGATCATATGATCCTCCCCACCTGTATGAAATAATCAAGCGTAACGTGGCCACTGGCCTGTATACACCTGAACTGTTGGAATGGTACAGTGAAGATGACTGGAATCGCATGAACGACATCATCGATCACGACCGTGACGAACTGTATTCATATGCAGCCATTGAACAGTTGATTGAAAAGTATCTTGTTAAAAATAGAGCTACAAAAGAAATTTACGAAACGCCACAAGTTAGATACATGGTCGCGGCCGCTACAGTGTTCCATCGAGAAGAACCCAACGGCGCCAGGATGCGCTATATCAAAGAATATTACAACTGTGCCAGTGATGGCCTGTTTACCCTTGCCACTCCTGTGTTGGCTGGACTAGGAACTCCTACCAAGCAGTTTAGTAGTTGTGTGCTTATCCGATCAGATGATGACCTGGATAGTA